TTGAGCCGTCAAGTTGGACATCATCATGATTTTAACAGAAAAGAACTTAAAAGTTATCGTCGTTATGTTAATAAACATTTCTTAAGAAAAATCATAAATAAGGATTTTACAAAAAAGATTGCCTTTGACGATATACTAAAGAAACATGGTGATTAAAAGAGAAAATTATATTAATTGGGTTTTAAAAAAGCCACAACTAACATGGACATTCCAATGATTATGGAGTGTATGCAAAAAACTAATGAACTTAAATATGATTCAGATGTAAAACCCAGAAATTTATTTAATCCATCTGAAGAATTAAAAGCATTAGGTAGTTACATAGGATAGTGGTTTTTAGATTATTGCCGTCAGCATGTACCTGGATTCATGGTTGGTTATAATACTAGCGATTTATAGTATTATTTATAAGACTCATGGGCTAGTCTTAAGGATCCAGTAATCATGACTTGGGATGGAAGTTAACATGATGCTCATCAGTATGGGAAGTTAATCGAGTGTGTGGATACCCCATTTATTGAAAATTTATATGATAGAGCGTGGTCAGATTGTGTTGATTTACCATTTAATGATGTTCTGAAAGAAAGATTGTTCAAAGCTATTACAGATATAAAGCTTAAATTTAAAATTAATGATTGTACTTCTAAAAAGAGAACGACTATATTGTCAGGATTGATGAACGGGACAGTATTTTCAGGACATCCAACGAGAACAACTTTGGGTAATACTTTAAGAGTTTTAAGTTATGCTTAATATATAGCGTTCATAGCAGGCATTCCTGAAATTGATTTGAAAATTCATGCCGCTGGTGACGATATGTTAATTTTTATAGAGCGCTCTTAAGTTTAAAAATATGAGAAGTATTACTAAAGAGTCTATATACACGAAGCTATTTTACAGGATTAAATAACGCATGGATTAGGTTAAGTAGGAAAAATCTTTAATATTTCAGAGACGAAAATTGACTTCCTATCCAAATATGGCTTTGTAGACAGAGCATCCGGTCGTGTCATTTTAAATCGTCAGGTTAATAGAGTAATGATAGGAGGAAATGACACTAACCGAATTGGGAAGCATATATCAGAGCATGAGTATAATTGGGCTATAACCACCTCGATAGAATCTTATGGTTATAAATACCCAGTAATGAGACGATATATTGCTTATAGAAAAAGGAACCTTTAACATTGGACACCATCCAAATCACGTTTTGATAATCTCAAGGACAATAATGAAATGCATTATTTGTCTTATCATAAATCAGAGTATGATTATGAGAGCGTTGAATTTGAACTAAAAGTGAGAATGGG